CTAAAGCCATATTTATTCTTTTTCAGATGGAGGGAAAAATTGTACGTTGTATTGCAATGCGGTCTTGTAAGACTTCTTGGCATTTACCTCAGCTTCTAACCTATCGGCTTCTGCTAAAATCTCGGCTCTTTTTGTTGCAACATCCGAATTAATAGCAATATCCCTCTCTGCTTTTCTTATAATTTGCCAATCTGTAGGCTCTAACATTTTACCTGCTTTAAATTTTATCTCTGCAATCTTACTTGCTTTGATGTCGGCTATCTTATACCTTTTTTCTTTTTCGCCTGTTGGCTCTCCATCTTCTCCAATAATATCTACCTCTTGATTAAAGTCTATGTCAGTAACATCATAGGTTACTATCTTCTTTTTTTCGTCAAAGTATAGACCTCCTTTAGTTTGCGTTTGCTTATCGTAGCTTGGTTTTACGACATCGTAAATACCTATCTCTTGTAGTTCTTCGTCAGATAGGTTGTTAGCACCTCCAAGAATGTGTTTCTTTGGCGTTTTAAGTGAGTTGGGTAAGCTTTTGTATATGGTTACTATTCTACCGTTTTCTACTGCTGCTTTCATAATTATATACTTTGTGAGATTGATAGGAAAAATGTGTTAGCGGCAGTACAAGCAACCTGAATAAAGTTTACTGCACCTGCGGTCGCACTATAAGTTCCTGAGACGGTTGTAACCGTGTTAGAACCTGTATCAAATGTCAAAGCTGACGTTCCCCCTGAATCTGTTACGATAATATCTTTTACATCGCCTATAGATGCGTTTGTAAAGTTTAAATCTACTGTTATAGACGAAGTCATTGTGAATACTTGTGCGGTGTCAAAATTTACATCTACATCCGCTGCTGCGGTTAATGAAGAAGAACCTCTTAAACTGTCTCCTGTTCCACTTTGTCCGTAAATGTCAGCAGTCATACTGTTAATAGATACCATCGCATCCCTTAAAGTATCTCCTGTACCGTCATTTGGTGATGAACCTACATTAATTGTTTGTCGTGCCATTTTATTTTTTTATATTATAGTTTGGTCTACTGTTATTGATGTGCTATCTGCCCTAAATAGGGTGCTATCTACTGATATTTCTAATACATCTTCCGTCCAACAAGTCGGTGCAGAAGTTAAGGGAATAGCATCAGTTGTGTTAGCGGTATCTCCCCACCAAGTTGAACAATATATCTTACCCCAGTTTATTGTGTTAGCCATATATTATCAATACTTTTTTTTGGTTTTTGTTATATATGTCTTTTGTAAATAGCTTTTAAGCCTCTCTACGTTTTTTTCTTTTGGTTTATAATCGTTTCTTACAAAACCCATCCTTCAAAATTTGCGTTCTTATCAGGATATACGTCATCGTTGCTATTTGTGTAGTATTCTGGAAAAGTACCACTTGCATTGAATGACATATAATCCACAAATCTGTCAGTATAATACTGTGCTATGTTTCTTTCTTTTTCTATTAAAAAGTCTATTTCTTCCTTTTCTACGTTAGAAGCATTTTCGCTACTATGTTTAAATACCCCCTTGTTTGCAATAGAATAAGCAGCAAAAGGTAGGTACTCAACCATTGCCCAATGTACAAGCATAGGTTTTACATAGTCAGTAACAAGCGTTAAGTAGTCCCCTGTAAGTGTACTGGCTTCTATATCGTCTTGTATCTTGTTGAATAGGTCTGTACCTAAGTAGTTTTTAATGTGTATGTCTTGTGCAATCTTTATGTACTGCAAAAACTTATCACTATCTACGTTGCCATTTACAGAAGTAAACTTAACTAAATCTTTCCTTGTTATAAATAATCCTTCTGCCATTTCTTATTTGTTTACAAATCCTTGATTAGGCATATCCTTTGGTCGCATAGCCACTTTCTTATCGTTTGTTTCAGGTTTAAAACCTTCTTTTTTAGCTTGATTTACGCTTACCTCCGCATTAGGGTTTCCAACGTCAGGCTTTACACCCTCTGCTTTAGCCATATAAGTCTTACGCATCCAAAAATGATGACAAGCACCACCGCCTTTATATAACCAAATATCGTAAGTAGCTGCTCCGTTTAGTCCCCATCCTGCATTTACCGCTAATTGGCTCATCTGCATTATATCCTCTTTTCGGTATATCTTTTTAGCACTTACCATTTTCTTGCAAAACTCCCTGCTATTGGTTTGTGTTCTTAATGGTGCGTATTGGTATCTTACTTTAAACTGTACACCTTCGTCATTCTCTCCATCTTGGTCGCTATTTGCTTTTGGTCTTGCACTTCCTGTACTTGCCAAACCTATCATTTTGTCTAACGCCTCCTCTTGGTCATAGTCTACTTCTCTTTCATCTACAAGTTCCCAATCTTCAAGGTTTTCATCTTCGCCAAATTGGTCTAATAGGTCAAACATCTTGTCATCGTCAAAAGATGGCTCTTCCTTAGCCATTTTAACGCCTGTTTCTTCCTCTCTTGCTTCGTTAGTGATGGCATTATCGGTTTCTATAAATTCAAGCGGTTGTAGGGTCTTAAAATACAATTTAAGGCTTATACCGTTTACCGCTAATATATCGTCTATTGCTTCTGTGATTAAATCTTGGTAAGGCTTAATGGTTGTGTTGTGAAATAACAAGGATGCAGTTTTAATTTCGTCTGCATTATTGCCAAGTCCATTGTTGCCATCCCTAATACCTAACAAAAGCGGTGATGTAATCCTATGCGCTACCATTAACTTGTTTACACTTTCCGTAGATAAGTATTCATAGTGTTGTGGTGCATCAGTAAGTGGCACATCGTCTATAGTAGTTTTGCTCTCTGCATTGTTGTTAAAGGCTATAATTACTTTTTCGCCTCTTGCACCAGTTAGTTTACGCATTACGTCTGACTTGACTTGTAACTGTTGCTCTCTGTCAGGTATTCCGTTGTTGAAGTTTACAACCTTAGTTCCACTAAATCCGTTCTGCACGTCATTAATTAGGAAGTCAGATACTTCGCTTTCGAGTTCTGCATACGCTATGCCTCCCATATAGTCAGGTGGGCAGTAATAATCGTACCCTGACAAGTATCTTTTGATTATTTTTATTTCAGGTTCTGTACCATTACCAAATCCAAAAGCTGCAATTCTCTTAGGCTTATCGTTTGGCTTTATTTTAGACCAGTCGTGAAAATAGTAATATGCTTCTATCTCTCCATCCTCATTGCACTTTTCCGCTCTTAGTGTTTGTCTTGGGAAGTGTTCGGCTCTTGCTACTTGTTTGTCTTTGTATAATACCTGAAAACTTGCTTCCCCTAATAGTTTTAGGTCAAAACTTACCTTTCTAAGACACGAATCGTGAAATATAGACCTAAGTGCCGCATACTCGTCTGTCTTAGTGCTACTATCTAATGCATCCAACCCTTTGCCGTATATCATCTGACTAACACCATTTATAATAGCGTTGTTTGTAGTAGATTCTATAAAAAGGTCTATTAGGTAAGTGTAAAAATCGTTATCATCTCCATATTCTACCCAATCCCTTTTCTTGTCCTCTTTTATTTGAGGTCGGTTGTAAGATGATAAACTAACTATGTGTACGTTTTCCATTATAAGAATATAAATTCATTTGTTGTGTCCTGCTCTGTATATTGGCTATCGTTTACTGTAAAGTCTGTAATAGCCTGATTGGTGCAGAATACTTTATCTTTAAATATTACATCGCCTCCTGATTTAACAGTAACCATATAAAAATTATCTTGCTTTACATCAAAGATAGCATTAAGCCTATTGTAGTACAAATTTTCTGTTATAGTATCTACGTCTTGATTGTAAACCTCTGTGTTGGTTTGTTCGTTTACTATGATAACGTTATAGGTATTACCGCTTGTAAAACTTCTTGGTATAAAATCTAAGTTTTGTGCAGATGCACTTTCTTGTAAAACTATCATATATATACAATAAAAAAACTTAAATTTTGTTATTTATAAAGCAAAAAAAAGGGCAGCTAATGCCACCCCTTAATTCTAAACATTCCTAACTATTAAGAGTTAGTTCCCTCTGTTACTGTTACAGTAGAAGTAAGCCCTGCAAATGGGTCAGCTTCCGTTGCACCTTCTAAGAAGTTTGCAGGAAGTTGCTCTTGTGCGGATAGGGATAGTGTATATCCCGAGAGTTCAGAAAATCCTGACCCCGTTACTATCGACCCGCCACTTACCTCTGCACCGTGTTCTGCGCCCATCAAAAAGGCATTACCATTATAATCAGCTACTACTACGTGTGGTCTGCCATACGATAATAGTTTCAATTCTTTGTTATCCTCTAAGGTTAGTTTTTTAAGCGTAATATTTAGAGATTGCTCAAAGAAAGTCGTACCGTTCTCTCTTGAAGAAGTAATAGTTTGCTCGAAACTACTATTTCCTTTTAGTTCGTATTCGTAAGCAGTAACCGCACCTAAGTCATCTATCACATCTGTATTGGTAGAATCGTATGTAATTGAAATATCTCCGTAGTCTATGAAATAGACCGCCTTGATACCGCCAACTACATCCTTGCAAGGTTCTTTTCTGCCCTTTGTTAAATTACAAGCCATATTTTTTATATTAAAAAAGGGTAGGCAGATATAAAACCACCCACCCTTTATTGTTAGTTATTCAATTCTTAGTTAGCAGAGTTGGTAATTCCGTAAGTTACAATATCACCTGCGATACCGTACTCAACACCTGCGGTAAACCTCATTACTACTCTTACGTTTTGTGAACCATCAAGGTCAGCCATATCAATGACCTTAACTTGTTGAGAATCAGAGAGTAAGCCTGTGCCAAAATAAAGGTTGCTTTTTTCAGCAGCCATAGCAGTATTATCAGCAAGACCGTTAGCTACAAATAGTTTTACACCATCAAAGCTTAGTCCTCCACCTGCATACCATTGTGTTCCTTTGTTATCTGTACCTGCTCCTCCTAAATTAGAAGCAAATCCGCCCAACGCTCTTACATAGGCTCTTGCAATGTTTTGAGAAACATAAATGAATAAATCTTCACTATTATAAAGTGTAGAAGGAATAGCATCTACAATGCTTCCAATTTGTGCAATTACGTTAGACGAATCTACAGTAGTACCTGCAACCTCTTGTGCGGCAGGTAGAGAAGCATCAGCAGCAATTTTAGTCATAAGACCGTTAAATTGACCTGAAGTTGATGTGTTACCTGTCCAAATGTTAGTCTCTGTTCTCTGTGCTACTTTAGCAGCTACGTGAGAAATTAAAAAGTCAGAGAATTGGGTAGGTAGGCTTTGGTGGGCAGAAAATCCCATAGATAAAGCCTCCCAATCGTCTTGAAAATCTGCTTTACATAGTTGTAAATTGACCTGTTGAAATTCAGGGGTTAATGCCCTCTCATCTAATGTAATAGTTGACGTAGCTGAAAAATCACAACTTGCATCTTTTACAATATCATCTGTACTTATGGTTTTAATGATACTTTTGTACTTTACATTAGGCTTAACGGTAATACCACCGTTTTCAATAGTATTAGCTGATAAAAGAGCAGCAGAGATGTATTCTCCTGCAAATTCTCCATTATAAGCTATACTTACGTTTTGTGTTGTAGTTGTTGCCATTTTTTAAAATTATTTATTTTTAATATTTGATATTCTTTGCATAACTCTGTCGGCAGTTGTCATTTCTCTTTTCTGTCCGTAGAGTTTCATTTCTCTTTGTGGTTCTGCTTCAGGGTTGTGTGTTACTTTTTCAAGTTCTACTTTTTCTTCAACCTCTTCTTTAGGCTCTTTAGAAAGTTCTTCTTTGTCATCTTTTTCTACTTCTGACATTTCATCTTTCTTTTCAATCATTGCCTTAATTTCCTCAATCATAGATTTGACTTCTGCAAGTTCTTCTTTAGTTGCGTAAGCCATTTCTT